ACTTTAAGTTTATTTCTAGCAACTCACATATTGCTTCTTCTTTTGGTAAAGCAAAGCACTGATGAGGGTGAAACATTTCTGTAGGCAAAGGAAAGCCTATATGTTTCATCTTACAACTAAGTCAATAAGAAAAAAACAGAATAACATACCTCCGAACATACCTACCTGTACTAATGACATGATAGCTACTTGTTTCATTGGGTGTACATCTACAATCTTTTCAATCATATCTTCACTAGGAGATAAGTTTGCAACTTGTAATAATTTTTCTTCTTTCACTCTGTTTGTGGTTTTCCTTGCTTTTTCATCCACTCTCTATGCGTGGGCTTTTGTTTCATTATACTACGATTCTTTAAAAAAGCTTGTCGTAATTCTTCATTCATTTTTTGTGATTTAGTCAACGGTTTTGTTTCTTTTTTCTTTTTAGGTGGAAATAGCCATTGTATTATTTTAATTCCCATTTTTTACAAGTTTCCTCTGAAAGTACAAATGCTGTGTACTTGCTTACTCTACACCAACCTTCGCTGAGAGTAGGAGTAATATTGTGCACGGGATCGTAGAATTTACAATCCCTGCACGGATTATCGGGCATAGGAGTAGCTCGTCTAGGTTTGATTTTCTTCAAAATTCTTTATACCAAATACATAGTTGTCTGCAGCTGATTCTGCATAACATTCTCCTTTTCCTTCATATCGTTCCTCTGCTATGAATACTTTTGTATGTTCTCCATCTACAAGTTGATTCTCGTAGTATTCACAACCCCATGAATTATCATCTAAATACTTATACACTATTACACTTCTTGCATTTCGTGAATACTGATGATACTCATGTTTGTCATTCATAACTAAATAACTCATAGTTTTGCTACTAGAGTTTCATACTCTGTGTAGCCTCCACAATAATTCCCGTTGACTTTAATCTGTGGGAATGTTCTTGCCTCTGGAAACTCCTCTGCAATGAAACCCATTTCAAAGTGTTCTCCTAATCTTTTATAAGTATAACTGTGCCCTTTTCTTTCCGCCAATGCTTTTGCTTTGTCGCAAAATGGACAGTTATCTTTTCCAAATATTTCTACTGTTAAGCTCATTAATCTACTCTCGCTATAACTTGAGGAATGATTTCCCCTGCTCTTATTACTTCAACAGAACAACCGATTTCAAGTCCAAGACCTTCAATGATTGCTATATTATGTAGAGTTGCTCTACTTACTGTTGCGCCATTTATATTAATAGGTTCTAGAATTGCTACTGGAGATACGTTTCCTGACTTGCCAACTTGCCACACAACATCAAGTAGTTTTGTTACTACTCCTGCTGGTTTGGTTTTCTTGGCAAATGCTCCACGAGGATGGTGAGAAGTATAACCTAACTTTTCGAAAGCATTGTTATCTATAATTCTCCACACTTCTCCATCTTGAGGAAACATAGGATAATTACTATCTATAGCAGTCTCAAACCCACACTGATTTAAGAAGTTCATATCTTCTATATAATCATTTGTAGGATAAGGCTGAACGCTATATGCAATAAATTCCATACTTCCTGCTCGTTCTTTGAACTCATCAATATCTTTTAAGTTGAGTGCACCCGCTGCATAGTTTCTTGAGTTTTCTATGTTCTTATCTGCGACTACTTCTCCAGTAATTTGTAATATGTGTTTGTCCTGAGCGGGCAATAAATGTCGAGGAACAAGTTGTCGCATCTTTTCTGTGATGTCGACACCTTCTTTTCCGTCTCCTCGAGTTAAGGCACAAGACAATGTGCCATATATGTATTGTAGAGCAACTGCGGCTCCGTCTAGTTTGGGGGTGACTACTACAGGTTCTTGACCGTAGTCTGGTCTATCTTCCATTGTATATGCTTTTTGCAATGAATACATTGGAAAGGCGTGAGTCCATCTTACTGAGCGTGGGTCTTGTTTTGCTCCCACAACATCATTCAATGTACCAAGTTGAGCCTCCATTCTGTCATACAGTTCGTCTGACATAAGAGGTTTACCATTATAATAAGCAATCCTTGCTCGATTTATTAGTGCTTCTAAATTTTTCATATAGATATTATACTAAATTTATAAGCTGTTGTCAAGATTTATTTTTCGTAAGGTAAAACTTTCACACTATCTATTATACCGCCCCGTATGGCAGCTTCTAGCATTTTTGCTCCAGATAAATTTGGTTTTGGTTCTACGCCGAGATATAGTATAAACTTACATTCAGAATCCTGTTGTTTGATACAAAAGGCATTTGCAATAGCTTTTTTTATACAGTCTGTTCTTTGCTGATTATAAGTTTTACACTCTACAACAAATAGGGTGTCATCTTCCATATAATGAAAGTCTGCATCTACTCCTACTTCTGTAAATTTCTTTTTGCCTTTGAAATGTGGATTATGAGTTTGCACTAAAGTTTCATAGTCTATGCCTATTTTTGTGCTTTGTCTTTGAAAATTCATATTTTATGGTAGGTATATTTCGTCTAGTTGTTCTTTAAATTGTTCTTCTAAAACAGACTTACTTTCCGCTAGGGAGAGAATATCTACTAGACCTTCGAAGAGTCGTCTAGTATTTTCGAAGTCAACTTTCATAGTGATTCCATTTCGTGTAGGTTTCCATTCTTCGTCAAAGTCTAAATAATATTTTCGTAGAGATATATACTCTGTTCCACGAAATACATTTACTACTAATCGAATCTGTTCGTCTTCTGTTTGTTGTATTATTTTTTCGTATGGTGCGGGGGAATCGAGGTCAATCATTCTTAATCACTCGGTTGAGAGGTACAACACTCGTTACATTTTCAGGCACAAGTATTCTATAAGAATCCGTGTCCCAACAAAATAGCAAAACTGTATGCTGTCCTTCTTTTGCTCTATTTCTTTTCTGACGAATGTATTCTGTGGAAAAGTCATTAGTGCAAACATTATACTTTAATTTTCGTGAGTTTTGACTTCTATAAGTGATGATTGCATCACCAGAGTCGTCGAGTCTCTTCTTAAGCTCTTCTTTTTTCATTATTTCTCCAATTTAATCTAACAAAAACTCTTTTGAATTGTTAAATTGAGAGGTCACTTAAAAAGAATGCAAAAAACCAAGACATCTTGCAATGCCTTGGCTAAACTAAGTTACAACTACTTAATTATTTAATGCTTCTACGATACCTTTGAAGTATACTGCTGCTTTACCAGTTAGTTTACCGATAATAGCTTCATCAACTTCTTGACCTGCGTCTGACAATGCTGAAGTAAGACTTGCTTGAGCATCAGCTACTGATACTCGTCCGCCACCAGTAGATCCACCTGAGGATTTAGCTGCTGGAGTTTTTCTTACATAAACGCCTGCTTTAGTTAATATCATTCGAACTCCATTTGGTGATTCGCCAAGTTCGTCTGCGATTTCTTTTACAATTTCCATTGAAGTTTCAGGTGTAGGTTCTTGTTCCTGATACATTTCAACTGCCTGTGCTTTAGATTCATCTGTCCAAGCCATTCTTTTTCTCCTGTGTTTGTTTTGGATCCACTCGCCGTTCCATACGGGTTTCCAACCTGTTCGGTCGTACTGTTGCGTATAAAACCTGTCACTCATGTATATCCTTTTTTTAATATAAATATATTATAATGAATTTGAAACCAATTGTCAAGAAGTATTTTTCGGTATCTTATAGGTTTTCCTATCTTGAGAAATGCTTTTGTATAGTTTCAATCTTTTCTTCGGCATTTGCAATTTTTTCTATCTGTGTCTCGATAGCTTCGACAATCTCTGGGTGTTCTCCAATACCAGATGGATTTCTAGTATACACCATAACATTTGCTTTTGCTACTTCAACTTCGCCTTGTAACTTAGCGATAAGTGCTTGTAATAAATAATTCATAATTCTCCTCTATGATTTAAAGTATTCATCATAATGTCCGTCTTTGTACTTATGGTAAGTATCTTTTATAAAGACATAACCATAGTAGAATATTCCTGCCCATACTGCTAGATTAAAAATAAACTTTGCTAGTATGAAAGGTACTCCAAATAAAAAATCTAACATGATTTCTTTGTCTCCCAGTCTTCGATTGCTGCCTTGATGCTTCCCTCTGCTAGTACAGAGCAATGTAATTTAATTGGTGGAAGATTCAATGCGTCTGCAATATCCTTATCTTTAATTAATTTTGCTTCTTCGATAGTCAATCCTTGTAGCATATCAACAAATAAAGAAGAAGATGCGATTGCACTTCCACATCCATAGGTTTTAAATTTAACTCCCATGATGCGATTATTGCCTGGATCGATTCTTAACTGTAATTTCATTACATCCCCACAAGCAGGTGCGCCTTGCATACCTGTTGCTACTGTCGGGTCTTTTGGATCGTATCTTCCTACTGAAAATTGTTTAGGTGAGTTTAGTACTCCCTCAAATCTGTCTACTACTTCTTTACTGTATGCCATGTTTTAACTCAAAGCTTTGTCGCAAAATGCAACTACGAATTCTTTTGATAACTTATCAGATAATGCAATTGGAAGTGTTAGCGGCGTAGCGATACCAAAACCTAAGATTGCTATTGCCCATCCTAGTTTTTCTCGCTGTACAAGTACATTACTACTCTCTACTGATTTTAAAAATCTTATAGAGGGATAATATAATCTTACTAAGCTAACAACCCAACCTGCAATATAAAAAGCTATAAAGTATTTCATAAATATTCTTGTAAGTGTTTTAAACTTCCTATGTTGTATGCAAGTCGTGGGGCATAATGCCCTGCATCTCTTACTAACCCGAAGTATGGCGATTCACACTCTGCCATTTCTATTTCCCATAATAGATAGCACTTGCTACCATGTTTTTCAAAGTCATGGGACTTTGTTACTTCTCGTTTTACAACTGCAATACAGTTGCCTTGAGACGACCATACTCTCTCGTTTGGTTCGAATTCTTCTGCTACGCAAGATTCTGGTATCATGGATTCTCGGATACCTTGATAGTCGGTGTCTGGAAGTTTTTGTGGTACTCCCATTCGTTCTATTACTGCTTTAATAAAAGCAGGAGATCTGTACAATGCTTTTGCAATGTCAGATACATTAGATCCTTCTAAATAGTACTTAACTATTGTTCTTTTTTCTTGCTCTGTTACACCCTTACCTTTATTTTGTGCTTTTCTTCTAGCTCGGTGTTCGAGTGTTTCATTATGGTCTGCGATAATTTTACTAAGGCGAGTTGTATTGTATGCAATATGCAATATCTCACACGCCTCTTTTTTAGTAATAGGCTTCTCTGCAGCAAGCAGTTCTATTACTTTATTAATGTTTGCTTCAGAGAGTTTCTCCTCTCTTTTCTTTCTAACTGCCATCTTTTAACTCCAAATGATAGTCGTTTAAATTTTTCAGATCGTCTTCGTGCATCTTTCCTAAAAGAATAATTGCATAATGAATAACTTTATATAAGTCTTTTTCATTCTTGCCGTCTTTCTTTCCAAAACGCTGTGCGTACTTTATAATATTACCAATGCAAAAACCTTCACCATGCCCATTTTCAAATACAATCTCTGTTGTTTGTTTTCCTTCTTGGGCGTAGTGTTGATTATATGTATTGTTCACATACTGTTCTAGTCGGGACATAATTAAGTCCTCATTGAATTTATACTGTGGTACTTGCTTTGGGTTATACACGAGTTATCCTTTTTTCATAATCGGCATAATCTTCGTTCCACCAATGTGGTTTGTCTCGGTGAGACCAAGCTGCGAAGGTTGCCTTGTCTAAATGGTAATAATCACGATAACTTTGTATCGGATTATCGTAATCTCTAAGATCTTCTGGCATAGCCAATCCGAACTTAGTAAATCCTACTCTTTCAAGATGTACTGGCTCTGGTAGTTTGTTTACTACTTGTTCTACTGATTTGTGCAGTTTTCCATAGCGATAGTAGTATTCATCATTCAATGCATTTGCATAACAATGAACCCACTCATGATTGTCCAATGACTCCCTTGCCCAGATTGTGCAGGGATGATTGTACATCATTGGAAGGTAGGGGAAGGGTCGCTCCTCTAATGGTAAATGCTTAATTTCAGCTTTAACTTTGTTTAGAACTTCTCGTTCGTCTGCATTCAACGCACGAGGAACATACCCTAGAAACTTGTCAATGTAAATTGTTGTACAAAGAATCTGGGCAGCTTCCAGTGGCATCTTAACAATATGCTTGTCAACATGATACTGTGCTGCCTTGTCGAGATCCTCGTCTAAGTAAAATAAATTCATATCTTACTTCCAACACTTGTAAATGCCACAAAGACCATCTACATTTTCTGTAGTTTTACAATAAGGACATACCTTATCTTTCTTTGCGGACTTGATTTTTTTGATGTCTTTGAACTTTTTCATAACTTATATTATACTAAAATTATGAGATGAAGTCAA